CTATAAGTCTACCACTAAGCGGAAATATCCACAAGTTCACAGTTTCCGTCTGAACTGCAGGCAAGGGTGGCATTGGTAGATGTGCCATCCTCTGTTTCGTAAAAAGATAAATCCTCCCAACGAATTTCGTTGGGCATTTTAGAAACAAGGATTTCATATTCTTCTTTTGTTACTTCTTGGTATGGAGCCTGCTTGTATGAGTGATCTGAGTGGGGCAAGAATGAAATTCCAGAGACCTCGTCAAAATGTTTGTATACCCATGCCCCTACTTCCATCCATTCATCTTCTTTTACAGAAACTGTAATTGATGGCTTGTGCTCACACCATGCACGTTGATAAACTAACCAAATATTTAAATGCTCAATAGCGGTTAAATCATTTCTAACAATTGCACCTTCTGGTGCTTTAACTGGAAATGAAAATACGTATGTATCATTTGGCTTCATAACATCATCCTCTACTGGAATTCCAACTTCTTTTAAAAATGTAGAAATTGGATCCCCCTTTGCTCCACGTACTGTGCGAACATAGTGTGGAGAATGCCAAGCATGCATTCCTGAAGATACCCCGACCAATTGAGATACTGTTCCTGATGGCTTTACACATGTAATAGCAGCAGACTCAGGAATCCCAATTTTCCCAGCCTCATCTTTATTCTTTGCTCTTGCTGATTCTCTAAGAGTCATCAAGAAAGCTTCTAGCGAAACAAGGTCTTCTTTTCCTGACATAAACTTATGTCCAAATTGTCCAGTCAAGGAAACACCTAGCAGGCGTTCTTCTTCTGTATTGTCTTTCCAGATCTTACGAATATATTTAAAGTCGGTAAGAGTAGACTGCCATGTTCCAAGAATAGTTGCAAGTTCTACTTTGCGCTGAATATCTTTCTTTGTATCATTTTCACGCAATACGACTTCTGAAAGGTTACAAAACTGATAAGGACGTAGAATAATCTCTGAGCACGGGTTAGTTCCATAGTGTATATCTGGATCTCTTCTTCCATACTTGGCTGCTTGGGCTTGAGCTGCGGCCACATTGTATATACCTCGTTCTCCAGACTTTGAATCATATAAAGATTTCCATTCTGCAATAAATTGTTCCATGTCTGGCTTGCGTGAGTAAGCAACAGAGTTGTTAGACAAAGCACGTTGTGTATTTGCTTCCCACCAATTGCCTGACTTGGCCTGTGCCATCTCAATGTCGTTAATGTTAGAAAGAGAAATCATAGCTGAGCGACGAACTCCTCCTACAACAACAACTTCACCAATCTTACACATAATGTCGTGACACTCAATTGGCTTTAGATTTCTTCCTGTGGCGTTCTTAAACTTTGCAATTGTAAAATCAAATAGGTTAATAAGTGGTTGTGGCCCTGATGATCTTCCGCCCATTGTCTTAAGTCTTGCACCTGCTGGTCTTACCTTAGAAACATCAATTGCTGGAATTTGTCCAGACCAAAGTAGTGCTAGCAACTCACGATATGCTTTAGCCCAGCCCTGCTTTGAGTCTTCTACTGTAATTACTGTAGTTGACTTCTCCAGTGATTCTGGGACGGCAGGAAGTTTGTTAATATACTTATACTCAACAGAGAACCCTACACCTGTACCGCACATAAGGATATACATTGTCTCATCAAATGAACGTGCCGAATCAACTGGAAGAAAAGCACAATTGTATCCTGCAACATTGTCTCTTTCTAATGCTACTCCTGAAGTCATAACAGAGCGCATAGATGGCATGACGTTTCTTTCAAATACACCGTTTTTTAATTCCGCAACAAGCTTCTCATCTGGAATATAATTATAATTTTCTTTTAAATGGTTTAGCATAAAGCCAAAATATCTATCTACTGTCTCACCCCATGTCTCACGGCGATTATCTTCTGATATCCATCTTGCATATCTGGATAACGCAATGAAATTTTCGTAAGGATTTGCAATAGTTTTAGACATTTTATAGTACCTGTTTCTCCGCCCAGCGGTTAATTTAAATTTAGTGTGAAGATCCTATTCTACCAAAGAAGTGTTTATAGGGGAAGAGGCTAAGAAAACTTTTTAAATAAATGTTCAAATGCTTTCTTAGTCAACTGATCCCAATTATAGTCTTTATGTATTTGATCAGCTTGGGCAAAATAATATCCTGAATAGGCTTTAAAATTAATAACTGCTTCGTACATTTGTTCTTCTAAATGTTTTCCATCTGGTCTAAACATTTTTCCAATGTAGTTGTCTCCTACAGATTTGGGTAAAGTCTCATCTGTAAGTTTAGATTTTAATTTAAGCGGTCCTAAATATTTTTCATAGTGGCACCAATCGTGTGTTGATATGACTGGCATACCTGTTGCAAGTCCTTGGATTGGAATAAACCCAAAACCTTCTCCCCATGTAGGGTACAGGAGAATATGGTTAGTGTGATACAAACTTAAAAGTTGATCTTCTGTATACTCATCAGTTATAATTTTTATATTTGAATAAATAGTATCTGGTGTTACAAATTCGTTATTTGAATTGTACATTCTTGTTGTATTAGAATGATGGCACTTTAAAGTAAGTTGATAGTCAGGGTTATTGCCAAACAGCTTTGCAAAAGTGTCTACTACTAGCTGTCCATCTTTTCTTGGTGAAGGCTCCCCTATATGCAAAAATTTTATTGGTTGACCTTCACTAACTACTCTGCGTTTTGGTTTCCAAAAATCTTCAATGCCGTGTGGGTAAACATATATTGGTTTTGTTACTCCATTGTCTTTAAATACCTTAGCGCACCAGTCTGATGTTGCCCAAACTTCGTCGCAATTATTAAATCTTTCAACCCAGTCTGGTCTCATTGATGTTGATTCCCAAGGGGTGTACCCAATTTGATACTGACCTTTGTGTAATTTAAAATGGTGGGGTTGTGTAAAATTAATTTGTATATCTGCTTTAGGATTGGCGTATGTAATATAATGACCTAAATTATTTAATGATTTAACTATATTTTTCCCAGCGTAACCAAAGCCAACGGCTGGGTTTAGTCCTGCTTTAATCGTATAATAAGATATATTCATGTTTTCTTTCTAGTTGACTGGCTTGACAGGCTTGGGTAATCAATGTTACTATTATAGTTCGTTATCTCTAGAGGAGGAAATGCCAATGGAGAAAATAAAACAACAGGTAAGTGATTTGGCTCATAACCTGGTTACAATAGTAATGATAACATTATTTTTGTTTCCTGTACAGCCTGCAAATGCCTTAGTAGTAAAACCTTTAGTGAAAACTGAAGCCCAATTAAAGCAAGAAGTTTTAGATAGCTTTAGTAAAGAAATTTACAAGTCATCTGAGATGCTTACAGACAAAGAGCTAGTTCTACTTCTCAAGACTGTAGGATTCGAAGGAGAAGGCCTTAAAAAAGCTTGGTCCATAGCAAAGCGTGAATCTAATGGAAGACCGCTTGCATATAACGGGAATAAGAAAACTGGAGATAGTTCTTACGGAGTATTCCAGATAAACATGATTGGAAATCTCGGTCCAGAAAGACTAGAGAAATTTAACCTAAAGAGTAACAAAGAGTTATTCGACCCAGTAACAAACGCAGAGATAACGTATTATATGACCAATGGCGGTATTGATTGGTCGGCTTGGAAGGGTATGACCCCAAGAGCTAAGGAATGGCTATTGCAATTCCCGACTGATTAGAAAAAGTAGGTCAAATGCAGATACAATATGTATCTAAGTACATAGCCTTATCAGAAGAGGGCCTTGTTCCTAGACTTGAATGTCCAATGGATCAGGGCTCTCTCCTATGTAACCTAGACCTTGAAGATAACATTTATTTATACTGCCTATCTTGTAAATATAAAAACAACATAGGGCTAGAAGTATACGAAAAATTAGTGAACGGAGTTAACAATGCCTGAATGTGCATGCGGAAACTGTAATTGTGGTCAAGGACTACAAATTACAACAGAAAGTGCGTCGGCGGTAGAAGAAGTGCAATATGAGTCTTCTGGATTTAATACTTATGAATGGAAGATGCCCGTAATCTTCCCTAATACTGATGGAGAGATAAATAAAAATGGATGAGTCACAATTGCCCGATGGGGCTGTAATATCAGATGCTGGAACTATTGAAGAAAACCTTCCTATGGTTACCTACATTATGCTTCACAGAATATATGACCTTCTCTCACTAATTGCTGACAAAATTGTCGGCGGAGAAGAAGTTCAAAAGATGGTTGGGTATCATGAAAAAGGATTCTTGCTTGGTCCTGAACCTGCATACACTCCAATTGAAGTGAAGGATGAAGTAAATGGCATATAGTCAAGAGCAAATGGATTTTGCCCATAAGGTTGTTGTTAGACTTATGGAGATTTTAAAAGTATGTCCTAATGTAGACGATAAATACGTTTGTCATACATCAACACAAAAGGCACACACAAGATGTGTAGACCTAATGGTTCTTCTTGCCGAAATAACAAACCTACCTGAGTATCTTGTATACCTTGGAAACAATGAAGAGACAAAGGTGGATCCTTATGGATGGATTCTTGCCTATCCACCAGCTGAGGCAATTGTTGAAGGTGCATTAAGTAATAATGAAAAAGTAGTTGACTTAGAATAAAACATATTCTACAATAAAGATGTGTAGGTTAGAGACACCACCATGTCTCCCTATATAATGTGTAGCAATACACTAGAAATGCCCAATCGGATCCGCC